AAGTCCGGTCCTAGTGCCTACGCGGATATAAAGCGATTTCCGCATGGTCCTTGGTGTGAAGAGGGCGATTGGATTGTGATGCGTGCATATTCAGGAACGCGCATAAGAATCCATGGGAAAGAGTTTCGGATTATCAACGATGATTCTGTGGAAGCAGTCGTAGAAGATCCTCGGGGGGTGGTCAGAGCATGAGCGCACCGTTGGGCGATCTGATGGGTAACGCATTGACCGAGCCTATCGCGGATGTTTCCGAATCAACGGATGATATTGAAATATCCGTTCTCGATGACCGACCCGAAAGTGATCAGGTCCCGGCTCGCGATGAGTCGAGAGCAAAGCCGCTCGCTTTGGATGAGGAAATCGAGGAAGTAGGTGGATCCGTAAACAATCGGATCAAGCGTCTGAAGTATGAGTACCACGAAGAAAGGCGGTCGAAAGAGGCAGCAGAGCGGATGCGCGAAGAAGCGGTTCGCTATGCCGATCACATCGCCAAGGAAAACGCGGATCTCAAATCCATCTTGCATCGAGGAGAGAAGGTTCTTCTCTCGGAGATCAAGGGGCGTGCAGACGGTGAACTGGATCGGGCTCGTGTAGATTACAAGTCCGCTTACGAGAGTGGAGATGCAGATAAGCTGGTAAAGGCGCAGGAAGCACTGAATCAGTCCCAGTATGACTTGAGCCGAGCGTCGGAAGCTCAGCCAACGATGCCTGATCCTGCAATGGTGCCGCCTACCCAGCCTGCTAGGGCTGCTCCCGTAGATCCAAAACTACAGTCTTGGCTTCAGAAGAATCGATGGTTCGGTGACGACGAGGAATTGACCTCGTTCGCTTACGGAGTCCACGAGAAGCTGGTCAAGAAGGATGGTCTTGATCCAAGATCAGACGAATACTACACGCGAATCGATCAGAGGCTGCGTGATGTATTCCCTGGAAAGTTCGAGAACGGAATGGGCGCGGAGGAGCCCGCTGCGAGTTCTCGGGCATCGAGTGTTGTAGCCCCGGCGAATCGTTCGTCTGGCAAACCTCGCCAAGTGCAGTTGACCTCCACTCAGGTAGCCCTCGCGAAGCGCCTGGGTATCACTCCACAGCAATACGCTCATCAACTCCTAAAGGAGACGAGGTAGATGACTGAATCGCGCAGAGAGGGTTTGGTTTCTCGCGACCGCGAGATCGAGACCCGCGATGAGGAAAAGCGGCCCACACCGTGGAAGCCCGCACCGCTCCTACCGCAGCCAAACCCCAGAGAGGGATTGGATCATCGGTATGTTCGTGTGTCGATAAGGGGGCAGGCAGATAATGTCAACGCCTCCCAGGCTTTTCGGGAGGGCTGGGAGCCTGTCCTTGCGGCAGACTACCCGGAACTCAAGGTTGTATCTGATCAAGGGAATTCGTATCCCGACAACGTAGTGCTGGGAGGGCTTTTGCTCTGTTCCAGACCTTCGGAGGTTGGGTTGCAGATTTCCGAATACGCTCAAAAGGAAGTAATGGATCAGATGGAAGCTGTGGACCGCAACTACTTCAGAGAACAAGATTCGCGAATGCCGATGCTCCATCCGGAGCGGAAGACGCGAATCACGTTTGGCGATAGTTGACGGTAGAGGGTCTATCGGCGGTTATCGCCAGATCTTTTAGGAGATAGCCAAAATGGCTTATGGACTAAGGCCGACCCAAGGGGTTGGTACGGGCTATGGGTACAATACTGGCGGTTTCAGTGAGTTCAAGGTAGCCGACGACTACGCCGGGGCGATTTTTTCCGGTGATTTCGTTGAGCTTCTGACTGATGGAACTGTTCAGCGCCAGCATACGACGACTGGGGAATCCCCCATTATCGCTAATCCCACGTTGGGCGTAGCGGTTGGTTTTCGATGGGTTGATTCTACTGGATCCCCGAATTGGGGACAGTATTATCCTGGCGGAACCGCGACGGTGATTAGGGCGTTTGTTTGCTCTGCTCCCAAGCAAATCTATGTGATCCAGGGTGATGAAGCTATGGATCAGACGGATATTGGTGCTTGTTTCTCTGTCGCTGGTTTTGCAGCATCTGCGGGAAGCACCACAACTGGGAATTCCGGGATTTACCTGGATTCCTCTACTGCAACAGCGAGTGCTCTAACGCTGCGATGTCTCGCTATCCCCGAGGATGGGGTTAACGAGAATAGTTCTACTCCCAATGTTATCGTTCAGCTTCTGGAAAATGTAAGCCAGTTCGATAGCACTACTGGCATCTAGGAAAGGAGGTTAATCATGGCTATTTCACGAGCACAAATGATGAAAGAACTCCTTCCTGGGCTGAACGCTTTGTTCGGGCTGGAGTACGACACTTACGACGACGAGTACAATTCCATCTACGAGACGGAATCTTCGGATCGAGCATTCGAAGAAGAGGTCAAGCTGGCTGGTTTTGGTGCTGCCCCTGTGAAGTCTGAAGGCTCCGCTATCACTTATGATACGGCGCAAGAGAACTTCACGGCGCGGTACAACCATGAGACGATTGCGATGGGCTTCGCGATCACGGAGGAAGCGGTTGAAGACAACCTCTATGACTCCGTGTCCGCTCGCTACACTAAGGCGCTTGCCCGCGCGATGGCTCAGACCAAGGAAGTCAAGGGGATGTTCCCCTTGAACAACGCTTTTGCCACCACCAACTTCACGGCGGGTGATGGTGCTGCGTTGTGTTCTACATCTCATGCCCAGATCGATGGAACGGCGATTGAGAATGTTCTCAATACCGCTTCGGATCTGAATGAGACTTCCTTGGAGCAGGCAGTGATTGACATTGCCGACTTTGTGGATGCTCGCGGTCTCACGATTGCAGCGCGTCCTAAGAAGCTCATTGTGGCTCCTTACAACCAGTTCGTTGCTACGCGCATTCTGGATACGGAACTCCGTCCCGGGACTGCCGACAACGACATCAACGCTCTCCGGACGAACGGTACGATTCCGGATGGCTATTCGGTGAATCACTTCTTCACGTCTTCGACAAAGAAGTGGTGGTTCGTTATCACCGATGTCCCGAACGGCATGAAGCACTTCTCGCGTACGCCGCTCCAGACGGGCATGGATGGTGACTTCGATACCGGCAATGTCCGGTACAAGGCTCGCGAACGCTATTCGTTTGGCGTGAGCGATTACCTTGGGATCTTCGGAAGCGGAAACGTTTCCTAGAGCCCGGTTCGCATAGAACGGGGAAGCAGTCTTTTAACGTCCGGGGGGACGGGGCTGCTTCCCCTTCTGCGTGGGGAGGAGTTTGTCTTGGCAAAAAATTCTTCTAGGTGGATTCAGGGCGCAATCAAGAACCCGGGTGCTTTTAGCAAGAAGGCGAAGGGGGCCGGGATGTCCACTTCTTCCTATGCGAATAAGGTCCTAAAGAAGGGATCGAAGGCTTCGGCTACAACGAAGCGACAAGCGAATTTGTCGAAGACCTTGGGTGGTCTTCGTAGAAAGAAGGCTACCCGCAGGGGGTAGCCATAACCAAAGCCTGCCAGACTTAACCAGACAGCACGCGGACTGGTAGGCGAGTTGCGTGCAAACGAGGTAAATGAAAATGGGACAAAGTACATTCAGTGGTCCGGTTCGTTCTATAGGTGGATTTTACTCAGAAGGCGAGAAGTCTGTTGTAGACGTTCCGAACGCGACTGCGAGTTTTACAATTGGTACTACGGCTGGATACGATGTGGTGGATTATGCAGGTAAGCTGATCACTCTCAGTGACGCAGCCATGACCATCACTCTTCCTACTATTAGTGCAGCCGACCCCGGAGATAGCACTGATCCCAACCAGTTGAACAATCTTGGACTGACTTTCCGGTTTCTCGTGGTGCTGGAATCCACTGCCCTGATCATAAATTGTGGGGGCAGTGACGTTTTTACGGGTGGTGTTCATATCGGTGTCGATAATACTGCGACGACCGATTGGCAGATTCCTGCTGCTGCGGACAATACGTTCACGATGAACGGTACTACCAAGGGTGGCAATGCGGGTAGTTATGTGACATTTGAGGCGGCAGCGGCCCTGACTTGGCTTGTCCAGGGCAATTTGGATGGATCGGGCACTCTTGAGACTCCGTTTACGACAGTCTAGTAATCCACAGGGGGCACCTTTGGGTGCCCCCTACCATTCGAGGTTTTTGTGACCAATCTGAAGTACCCGGTTCTATTCAACGACCCGGGTTATGCGAATACTACGCAGTTTGCGGGTCTCCCCATTGCTGTGGAGCTATTGGCGAACTACTTCATCTTCCAGCCTTTTCAGCCATCCAATGAAAACTCTTTGCCCGCCACGTCAGCCCCGAATATCGATGGCAGTGGTGGCACTTCGGCAGTAGGGAATAACGGCTGGGTCGAGGTGGTCCAGGCAGATGGGTCAGCCCTGACCGAGGCGGGTTATGTCAGGGGTAATACAAGGAGCGTTTGGACTCGGCAGGACACGGGAACTATAGGTGTATCGGATGGCTTTTGGGCGTATACGGATTCCCAGGCTCCAAGAATTTCGGTGTACGCGGGTGCTGCCATTGGAGATGGTACGCAGGCTCAAGAGCAACAGTTCTATAAGTTTGCCAGCAATAAACGGAATTTCTTTTTTTCTCAGGTTTTTATGAATTCCGGGGGTGTGGCGGATGTTTACGGTCAGAGTGTACTCGAAGCTGAATTTTTCTATGGTCTAGCGACGACTGCTTCAAGTTCCGATGCGACTGTTACAGTTTTAAGTGGAACAACTGCGATTGATGACTACATGGGCTTTCATAAGCCTAATGGTGAATCAAAGGTGTATTTTGCTTGTGGTAACGGTAACGCAACGGCTACGTTGACTTCGCAAACTTACGAGGATACGGGATGGGATTTCGCCTCTACGGGGGGTCCCGCAACTATTCCACTTGGGTTTCTGAGTGATAAAGACAACACGATTTACGTTTATGCTCCGCTTTCTCCCCAAATAGCTTGGGAAGTTCCGGAGCCCCGGCTGGCTTCTATCGTTTCTACCAATGTCCCTGAATCTGACCGTATGCGACCCACGATTGCAATTCGCAGGACGGCAACGACTGACGCGGGTGCTTTGATACCCATCGTTTTTCAGAATTATGTTTTGGGTATGCAGCTAAGTTCAGCCAACTACACGAGGCGTCCCTAGATGGGCACGACACTCGCTCCTGCGACACCAAAGAGCAGGTAACTCTATGGACTCCACACCTATCTCATCTGTGTTCTTTGATTCCGAGTCGGCTGGTACGACAACTGCCTTTGATGGTCCCTGTGTGTTCAAAGGGGCGATGTTTTCCAGTGCGTACTCTTTTTTGGGTTCCTCTGATACTCTGGTGATCTCTGATGGATCAAGCGAGCTTTTTACATTCTATACGTCGCGTTATTCACTTTACGCTGGGGGGATGTCTGGCAGTACGATTCCTGGTCTTGGTATTAGGATAGACACGTCTCTGAAGTTCACTGTTGGATCTCACGCATATGCGATCACCATCTGGTATCAGGCTTAGAGATGAAGAGAACTGGAGTTTCTTCTGTTTTCAAAACTAGATCTACTTCGGATGCGGAGAATGCTGTCGAGCTACTGGCTGCTGGAGTGAGGGCTCGGTTGTTTTCAGTTGTTTGGTATCCGTATATG